GGCGAAACGGTCGTGGTTCGGGCCGACGGTCCCCAAAAGCCAACCCGCGTGGGCCGCAGGCTGCCCCCGCATGGGGGTTAGGAAAGATGAGCCCGCTCCTTGTCCGGAGCATGTGGGGGTTGGGCGATAGCATCTACGCCAGACCCTTCATTGCCGCCGCCTCGATGGTCCGCGACGTCTGGCTCGAAACCCCATGGCCGGAACTCTATGCTGACCTGCCGTTGCGCTTCGTGAAGGGCGACAGGCCGCTGCGAACGCAGACCCTGAATGCCGCACGCCAGCCGCCTGGACTCTGGCGGCAGCCGCCGGCCGGCGCACAGGAGATCAGGCTGGCCTACGGCAACGCCGAGCTGGCTCGCGGCTCCGTTGTCCAGGGCATCGAAAGCAAGCTGCCGCTGCCGGCCGGCGTGAAGCCGGTGTGGACTTTGCCGGAACTGGGCGCGAGCCCGATCGACACGCGTGGCTCTCCGCTGGCGATCATCAGGCCGGTCACCAGGCGGGCCGAGTGGGACAACCGGGCGCGGAACTGCCTGCCCGGGTATGTCGATGAAATTGCCGGAGATCTCAAGGGCCGCGGCTTCTCGGTGCTGGTCCTGGCGGATCTGAAGGTTGGCGAGGAGTGGCTTGAGAATGGCCGCATCCCGCCATCCAACGCCGCGCTCACGAATGGCGAGCTGTCGATGCGCCAGATGCTGGCGGCGGTGCGGGATGCTGCCGTGGTGGTTGGCCCGGTCGGCTGGATCGTGCCCGCCGGCCTGGCGCTGGGCACCCGGACGTTCTGCGTGCTGGGCGGCCAGGGCGGACACAACGCGCCCGAGAAACTGACCGATCCGCGCATGGACTGCTCGCGGCTCGGCTTCGCGATGCCAAAGGAGTTTTGCCGATGCACGGATATGCAGCACTCGTGCCCAAAAGCGATCCCGGATTTGATGAGCCAGTGGTCGGACTGGCGGCGCAATGCCAGGTTCCGTTTCCCGAGGTCTTCCGCGCATTCGCAGGCAGGGCGCTCACCTGGTGGCCAGAGTTCGGTGTCGGCTACTACCCGGCAGAAGGCGCGCGCTACGACGATGCCTACTACCGGAAATATGTCGAATATGCCGCCACCGGCCTTGGGCACAGGCTGACTACCGCGAGGGTGGAATTTGTCGCCCGACATTGGGCCGGCGAGGTGGTGGATGTCGGGATAGGCTGCGGCGCGTTCGTCGCCTCCCGTCCGCGCACCCTCGGGTATGACATTAATCCACTTGGTGTCGCATGGCTGCGGGCGGCCAACAGGTTCGCTGACCCCTATCTCGGCTGCGACGCCATTACGCTTTGGGATGTGCTTGAGCATATCGCCGATTTTGAAAAGCTGCTGGCCGGCGTCCGCAAGTGCGTGTTTGTCAGCCTGCCAGTCTTCACCGACGCTGAACACGTCCTGCGGTCGCGGCATTTCCGGCGCGACGAGCATTTCTGGTACTTCACCACCGAAGGGCTTGTGGCCGTCATGGACAGCCTCGGTTGGAAGTGTGAGGAAACCAACCGTGAGGAAACCACGCTCGGCCGCGACTCAATCGGCAGTTTTGCGTTCCGACGGCTCTGATGTCCCTGACGGTCCTCACGCCGCCCTCCGAAAGCGACCTCACCACTCTTGAGGTCGTGAAGGAAGAGCTTGGCATTATGGACACCGGCTTGGACAAGATGCTCTCCCGGTGGATCAGCGAGGCCAGCGCGACGATAGGGCTTGTGACCAACCGGACGTTCGGGCTTGAGGATCTGAGCGAGACCTTCCGCTTCGACATGCAAAGGACCAATCTGGTTTACGAAGTGCCGCCTTTGCGTCTGTCGCGCTATCCGGTTGCCGAGTTGACCTCGCTCATCGACATGAGCACGTCGCTGCCGATTGATCCGGGGAGCTACGATCTGGATGCTGAAAAGGGGTTGATCTGGCGCCTGAGCACAATGGGGTGGCGCTCGCTCTGGTGGACCGGCTATCAGGACCTCATTGCGACCTATACCGCCGGCTACGATCTGCCAGACGGGGCGCCGCTGCCGCTGCAGGAAGCGGTGCTGCTGCTCATCAAGCACCGGCTCGCGGCGCGGTCGCGCGATCCGAACCTGCGGCAGCAGAATGTGCCCGGCGTGCTGGAACAGACCTGGTGGGTGCCGAGCGGTGCCGAGAGCGCGATCCCGCCCGAAGTGGCGATGAAGATCGAACCATACCGTGAGCAAGTCGTATGACGACGACGGTTATCCAGCACCGGCAAGGCGATACGTTCAGCTGGGCTGGCACTGCGACGCTGCCGGCCGGAGCCGCCTGGTCGGCGCTCTGCACGCTCTGGCCCAAGGCGACATCCGCCGGCGCGGAGCCAATCTCCATTCAGGCCACGCTGACCGAGATTGGCGCCCACACCGGCGACGCGACGAAGACCGACTATGTGCTGCTGCTGCATGCCGATGCCGAAGCTACCTTGGCCTGGGCCACGCTGGCGGGGCAGGGAAAATCCGCGCGCTTTGTCGGCGCGGTGAAGTTCTATGATGCGGCCGTGCCGCCGAACGAGATCACGACGGATGTGTTCGAGGTCGCGCTGAATTTCAATTTGGTGCCTTATGTCGGATAGCGCCCCGCAGATCGTCCTGGAGCCGACGTTGCCGGTCGCCGAAATCGTCCTGGAGCCGACGTTGCCGGTCGCCGAAATCGTCCTGGTGGATAGCCTGGGCAACACCGCGACGCTTGGCGGCTATGGCACAGCTCCGTCCGATGCCGTCACGGTCGCTCTGCAGACGGCGTTGCGGGGGCAGGCCGGCCCTCCGGGAAGCTCCGCTTCCCAGTTCCTTTTCACGCAGTCCGTGCCGGAGGCGGTTTGGGTTATCGCCCACGGCCTCGGTGGCTATCCGACTGTGGTTGTCATCGACTCTGCCGGTTCGGTTGTTGAAGGCGACGTCGAGTATGACTCAACGAAGCAGGTGACGCTGACATTCTCCGCCGGCTTTGCCGGCACCGCGCGCCTGATCTGATTCTGGGAGCAGCCCGCCATGTCACGCAAATTCCTGACGCCAATAGATCTTGGGCAGCAAGAGCTGCAGAACGCCCGCATCCAGAACTTGGCCAGCGCGCCGGGATCGCCTGTGGCGGGGCTGACGTATTTCGATACCGCCCTGCTGGCGCAATACACCTACAACGGCACGGCCTGGGTTTCGCTTGACGCAAGCAAGCTCAGCGGCACGATCCCAAACACGGCGCTGGCGACCAACCCGCTGGCGCGGGCAAACCATACCGGCACGCAGACCAGCTCGACGATCAGTGACCTGTCGTCAGTCGTCCACGCCTATACGTTGGACACGTTCGGGGCGCCGGCGGCAAACGTCGCATGGAATTCGAAGAAGATCACGGGCTTGGCCGCCCCGACCGCAAGCGGTGACGCCGCCACCTGGGATTTCGTCAATTCGGCGGTCCAGTCCGCGGCGGCCGGCATCGCGAGCAAGCCGCCGGTCAGGATCGTCGCGCAGACCAATCTGGGCCTGACCGGGCTGGCTGCGATTGACGGGGTGACGCCGATCGCCGGAGACCGTGTGCTCTGCGTTGCCCAGACCACATCGAGCCAGAACGGGGTTTACAACGCGGCTTCGGGCGCCTGGGCGCGGACAACGATAGATGGTTCCGCGCCAGGCGAGATTGAGTCGGGCTCCATGTGGCTCGCCACCGAGGGCACGTCCGGTGCCGGGACGCAGTGGCGTGTTGCCACCGTAGGCGCAATAACAGTCGGGACCACGGGCCTTTCAATTCTGCAGTTTGGCGCCGCCAGCGCCTACACGAATGGCAACGGACTCGCCCTTGCCGGCAGCACGTTCTCCGTAACCCCGGCATCCGGTGGTGGCATCGCTGTCTCCGGTTCTGGCGTCTCCGTAGATTCCACCGTAGCGAGGATGTTTGCCGCCACCATCGGAGACGGCAGCACGACTTCGTTCACCGTGACCCATAACTTCGGCACGCAGGACGTTCTGATCCAAGTCAAGCAGACCGGATCGCCTTACTCGGTAGTGGAGTGCGACATGGCCGCAACCACCACGAATACGGCGACGATCGTGTTCTCCACGGCGCCGGCCGCGTCCGCTTACCGCTGCGTGGTGTTTGGCTGATGCTGCGGCTCTCGACATTTGGCGGAGATGTCCTGGCTGTGCCGCTCACCGGGCTTCTGCTGTCCAATCCCACCGCCGTCCTGCCAACCGACAGTCTGTCGGCGGCAGTGGGAAAGCTCCAGGCCCAGTTTAATTTGGCGTGGCCGCTTCTGACGAAGGCGGCAGGGAGTGTCGTGCTGGATTTCGGGTCCGCGCCGGGAGGCACCGATGCGTCCGTTGCAATCACGGGGCAGTCCGCAATCATAGGCACATCGCTTGTCGATGCCTGGGTTTCCCCGGCGGTCACCGCGGATCACGGGGTGGACGAGCATTGGGCGGAAGACATCATCGTCTCCGCGGGCAACGTCGTGGCCGGGACCGGATTTACGGTCTATGGCAAGAGCGCGACCGGCACCTACGGCAAGTTCAACATCGTATGGGCCTGGGTGTGATCTGAAATGGCAATCCAGCTTCAGGGCAGCAACGCCGTCCCGATTTACGGCGATTCCGGCAGCAACGCCGCACGCATTGTGCTTTACGATTCGGCCGGCAATCCGCTTGTGGTCGCACCGGATTCAGTGATCGGCGCCACGCAGAAAGTTCTTCCGGTCGGTGGAGCCGTGGAGAACAACTGGGCGGCCCTGCGCGTTGACCGCATGGGCAACATGCGGCCCGGTAACGACACGCTGTCAATCCGCGATCCCTGCGAAGGCACCGTCGTAAATACGGCCGTGTGGACCGCATCCACGACTTCCATGACGCAGACGCAGGCGCAGGTCTCCGGGATCAATCTGAACGCCGGCAACTATGCCAGCGGCGCCGCTTACTCCATCCTTACCAGCAGCAAGCAACTTCCGCTTCTTGCGCAGGCGCCCCTGAGAGCCCGATTCAAGGCGCGGGTGGTTTTTTATGGCGGCTCCGTGGTGGAGTTCGGTTTTGGCGCCCCCACCGGCACCACGGCGCAGATCCCGAATGGCGCAGTATGGCGTTACACGTCAACCGGAACCGTTGTTCCGGTTCTATGCACCAACGGGTCCGACGTGGTACAGGGCACAGATGTTTCCGGCCTGCTCAATGCGACGAACTACTACGTCTTCGAGGTCGTCGTCACCGATCAGGATTGCGTTTTCTCGATCTACTCGGCCGGCCTGCTGATCACACAGCAGACGCTTTTCGTGCCGGCCGCGCAGCCCTTGACGTGGGCCGTCACGCATCTGCCGGTGTTCACCCGCCTATACACGATCTCCGCGCCTTCCTCAGCGCCCTACGTTTACCTGCGGGACACGCTGGTACAGACGTTTGACCTTGCGGGCAACGAGCCCTGGACGCACCAGTTGGCTGGCACCGGCCTGGGCGGCGAGGTAAGCCCTACCGCTTTCTCACAAACCTCGAACTGGTCAAATTCAGCCGCGCCGTCGAACGCCGCCCTCTCCAACACCGCCGCGGGATACACCACTCTCGGCGGGCAGTTCGGTTTTGCGGCTGTCGCCGGGGCGGCCACGGATTACTGCCTGTTCGCCTTCGCCGTGCCCGCGCCATACAGCTTCTTCCTGACGGGGCTGCACATAACCGCATACAACACCGGCGCTGCCGGGGCGACAACGCCGACGCTGCTGGCCTGGGGAGCGTTCTGCCAGTCAGGCGGCGCGTCCCTTGCCACCGGCACCTGCATCCGCGTTCCGCTGGGCGCGCAGTATTTTCCCGTCGGCGCCGCGATCGGGCAATGCGCTGACAAAGACCTTGACATCACGCTCGATCCGCCGCTGCGCACCGATGGGAACAAGTATGTGGGCATCATACTGCGCATGCCGGTGGCGACGGCCACCGCCTCGCAGGTGATCCAAGGCAGCGTATTGATGAAGGGCTACTTTGAATGAGGGCCGCGTGACAGACGTTGGCGGTTTTCCACCCGAGGTGAAGGTAGCGTTGTCGGGCGGCCCTTTCTCCGGCCAGACCGTTTTCTGGCCGGAAGGGAAAAAGGAGATGTGGTTCAACAAGGACGCCAGTGACGTGTGGGCTCAATACACGCTGGCGCCGGATGACAATACCAGGGCACTGTTCGCACATTTCGAGATTGCATGAGAAAGAAAGATGATCGACATCGATGTGAGGCCGGTGGCCGCCGCGATAGCGACTGTTGGAGCCCCTGCCATCCTGCGGCGGGTATTCGCCGGCGGCCGGACCGACGTTGCCGTTCGCGCTGTCATCCGGGGCTACAAACCGCAAGAGCTGATCGGCGGCATCGTCCAGGGTGACAAGGAGGCCATTATCTCCGATGCCGAGATAGCCGCGGCGGCGTGGCCAGGGCCGCCCAGGCGTGGCGACCAGATCATCACCACGGCAAGCTCCGGCGTGGCGGCAACCGGGACCGTGCAGGGCGTGGAGACCCGAAACGTGGGCAACAGCACCGCGATGCACGTGATGCAGACGCGGGGGAGCTGATGTTTTCCGAAGAGGCGCTGCAGGGCTTCATCACCAGCCTGACGGTCGACGTGTCGAAGATGAACGCGGTTGCTGCATCCGCGGCCATCGCCGACCTGGCCGCCCGGGAGCGCGACCGGGTGCTGGCGCAACAGGGTGCCCGTTCCGGCATGGCGCCGAACTACAGGCAGATCGTGGACAACATCGAGGGCGCCGCTCTGGAGAGCGTCAAGCCGGATGGCTATGTCATGTTCGCCTGGACCTACCTTGCCGAGGTGGTGCGCGACACCTACCACGCCCTGGTCCTGGCCGCGCCAAAGCTCAGCGGCACGTATGTCAACTCGATCATCATCACCGTGGATGACGTCGAAGTTGCCGTGGACGATATCGACGAGGGAGTTACCAAAGCAGTCATCGTCGCCACGGCACCCTACTCCCGCAAGCTGGAAGTGGGCTGGAAAGCCCATGGTCGCGTGCTTGTCCAGGCCGGGCACCATTATGTCGAAGAGACCGCCATCGTGGCCCGGCGGCTTTCTGGCGCCGTCGCCGACATCCAGTTCGGCTATCAGGACATCGCCGATCCCTGGATTCTCAAAGACCGGCGCGGACACCGCCGGGTGCGCGGCGCCATCGTGGACTATGTGCGCTACCCCGCCATCTTCATAAGCGCGAGGACCGCGTGACTGCCGGCCTGCACCGCACGCTGCGGGACGACATCCTCGCCCTATGGACCGCAGCGGCGATCGATCCGACCGTTCCGGTCTACTGGCGCACCGACGACTTCGAGCCGCTGCCTGATCCGTCAACCGTCCCCCATTTCTTCCGCAACGAGGTCAGCTTCGGCCGGGAAAAGGTAATGGCCTTTGGCGGCGGGAATGGCAAAAACCTCAAGGCGCAGTTCGGCTCTGTCGTCATGCGCCTGTTCACCGCCCGCGCGCTCGGCAGTGAGGATGTGGCACTGGATCTGATGTCCGCCGGACTTGCGGCTTTCCGAAGCAAGCGCATTACGGCGGACGCGCTCGGGAATGACCTGAGCTTCGTCGGAGACGGGTCCGGCTTCGACCAGGGGCAGACAGAAGACGGGAATTGGTTCATGCGTGGGTCCCTGATGGTCTACGAATACCGATTCCTGGGTTAGCGACCGAGCGCTGCGGTGCCAGCGCAATTTGAAGGATGGAGTGTGCCATGCCGTTGGCCGAGGGCGTATCCCAAAGAATTATATACAAGCCCTATGCGACCGGGGTCATCACAGCGAACACTGAGCCTGTCGCAACGGTCGATCCCGGCGTCACCGGGGGAAAGACGCTGCGCCGGGTTTCGTCCACCCTGGAGCTGGCAAAGAACACATACAGCAGCAACGAAATCCGCGCCGACCGGCAGATTGCTGATTTCCGGCACGGCACACGCCATGCCCAGGGCAAAATCGCGGGAGAGCTTTCCCCTTCCAGCTACTTCGATCTTTTCGAGGCCACACACCGGGACACGCGCGTTGGTCCTGTGGCGCTGACCCACACCCAGTACACCAGCATTGCGGCCAGTGCATCGGCATCCACGCTGACGCTGGGCAGCGGCGATGCCGTCGCGCTTGGCCTCACCGCCGGCGACATCATCCGCCTTTCCGGGAGCGGCACCACGGCAAACAATGGAGTCAACTTCACCATCGTCAGCATCGGAGGGGCCGGCAACACTGTGCTGACGGTCAGTCCTCCGCCGGCTGACATGTCTTCCGACACGGCGGTTGGCATCACCCGCCCTGGGTACTCCACGATCGTTCCCGCGACCGGCCAGGTGTCGCGCAAGTTCGCGTTCGAGATTTATGGGTCGGACATCGACGTTAGCCGGCTTTTCACCGAATGCCGGCTTTCCGGCTACACTTTGGCGCTGCCGGCAACTGGGCTCTCGACCTGTGATTTCGATGTCATGGGCCGGGACATGCAGGTGCTGACGGCCGACGCCGCGCCATTCTTCGCTGCCCCCGCGGCTGCCTCCACCACCGGGGTCTGCGCCTCGGTCAACGGCATCCTTGTGCTCGGGGGCATCGCCCAGGGCGTGGTCACCGGAGTCAATCTGGCGATGACCCTGACGCCCACCGCGGCGGACGTAGTGGGGCAGAATTTCCCCGCCGAGATTTTCCTGGGACGCGCGAACTGCACCGGCACGCTCACCGCATATTTCCAGGACGGTGTAATCGTGTCGGACTTCCTTAACGAAAGCGAGGTCGGCCTCATGGTGACGCTCGATGCCAGCAGCGCGGCGGGCGCCGATGCCATCAGTCTCTACATGCCCAGGATAAAGCTCAGCTCGGCGAGCGTGGCGATTACCGGGGAGGCTGGCCAGATCCTCACCGCGC